GCTGTCACCAATACCGCTTCCGGTACTGAGTTGGCAACTGCTATTAATGCGATTCGTACCGCATTAAAAAACATCGGCATTACTGCCTAATGTATCGGGGGCTTCGGCCCCCTTTTTCGGTATGAACATCTATCTCGAACACCCTATTCACGGACGCAAGATTGCGTCAATTGAAGCCGAAGCAGAACATGATGAAAAACATGGCTGGTTACGCTACAATCCAAACACGCCTTCTGAAGAGGAAGCGGCTCCTGTGAATGTGCTGGAAGTCAAACGCCGTCGAAAAGTCATTACCGAAGAGGTTTAAGCATGGCTACGTACACCACAGGTGATCAAATCAATCGGGCGCTTAGACTTCTTGGTGTGCTTGCCGAAGGTGAAACACCATCCGCATCAGTTTCTCAAGATTCTTTGATGGCGCTAAATCAAATGATCGACAGTTGGAACACTGAGCGATTGATGATTTTCAACACAATCGATCAAGTTTTCCTATGGCCTGCTGGCGAAATTCAACGTCATCTTGGCCCCAACGGCGCCAGCCTTGGTGGTTTTGACGGCATCCGTCCTGTTTTGCTGGATGACGCAACGTACTACCGCGATCCAGGCACAAACGTATCGTTCGGCATCAAATTTATTAACCAACAGCAATACGATGGTATTGCTGTTAAAACGGTCACGTCTACGTATCCACAAGTCATGTGGATTAACATGGAGTTTCCAAGTATTCAAATGACCGTCTATCCACGTCCCACAAGGGAATTGGAATGGCATTTTATTTCGGTTCAAGAATTAGATCAGCCTGCTGATCTGTCTACAGTTTTGTATTTTCCGCCCGGTTATCTGCGTGCGTTTACATACAACTTGGCTATGGAAATCGCACCTGAGTTTGGCGTTGAGCCAAGCCCACAAGTGCAACGCATTGCGATGACTAGCAAACGTGATCTGAAGCGCATCAACAATCCTGATGATGTGATGTCAATGCCGTACTCGCTGGTGGCGACTCGCCAACGCTTCAACGTCTACAGTGGCAATTATTAATGAATATGGTAGTCAACTGTTGTCATACTCGCTATGTTTACCAGCAATAAATCCTTTCACTCCTTTGACCGCCCGCAAAAGCCCTTTGGCTTTGTAGGCGTCAATAGCGTGCTGAAGATTTTGCTGATGCGTAACAACCTCCAAATTGTTAAGCTGATTGTTGGCGCGGTTAAGGTCTTTGTGGTTGATCTCCAATTTGCCTTCAATACGCCCGTTAAACGCTTCCCATACCATGCGATGCACGCCACGTCGAACGTAATTAGAATCTTTGCAAAGACTTGCGACAAAATAGTTTTTCAGCAATTGAGGTTTGACACACCTGTGCGCAGCGTCACCAGCCCAAGTTTTACCCAACTTGATAGAATGGGCCGTGGGTATACTTGTATCCAAAAACTTAGCAACTTGCTTAAGGGTAGCGCCGTGTTCAAACATCTGCTTAGCTTCGGGAATTTTGGCGGCGTCAATTGTCTTGCCTCGGGCAACACGCCGCACGTTTCCAAAATCACTAACTTCATACAAGTTTTCAAAATCCAAAACTGGTTTCCACGTTTCCATAGTTTAACTCCATTTAATGTAAATGGGAGTATAGCATGAAGTCGCCTATCCTCGGCTCGGCTTATGTCGCTCGGTCTGTCAATGCGGCAGACAACCGAATGATCAACATTTTCCCCGAGATTATTCCCGAGGGCGGCACAGAGCCGGCGTTTCTAAACCGTGCGCCAGGTTTGAATTTTCTTCAGACTGTGGGTCTTGGCCCCATTCGCGCGCTGTGGGCGCATCAAACCAATGGCAGCGATTTCTACGTTGTGTCAGGCACTGAAGTCTATAAACTGACTAGCTTGACTGCTACGCCAATCAAGTTGGGCAACGTATCCGGCACAGGCCCGGTATCTATCGCGGATAACGGCGCCGTAATTTTCTTTGCTTGTGATGGCCCTAGCTACACATACTACGAACCAACTGGCGAGTTCAATCAGATCACGGACGCTAATTTTCCTGGCGCTGTGACTGTCAGCTATCTGGATACGCAGTTCATTTTTAATGAACCCAACAGCCAGCGCATATGGAGCGTTGACACGATCAACCCAAACAACGGCGATTACATTTATCCATTAGTGTTTAACGCACTAAACTTTTCTAGCGCCGATGGCTCGCCTGATGGTGTGGTAGCCGTTAACGCCGATCACCGCCAGTTGTGGGTGTTCGGTACAGATTCAACTGAAGTCTGGTACAACGCTGGTCTAGCTAACTTTCCTTTATCGCCCATTCAAGGCGCTTTTAATGAAATTGGCTGCGTAGCCCCATTCACTGTCGCAAAGCTCGACAATACGCTGTTCTGGCTCGGTACAGACCCTCGTGGACAAGGCATCGTCTATCGGGCGCAAGGTTATAACGCTGCGCGAGTATCTACGCACGCTATTGAGTACGCCATCGCACAGTACGGCAATATCTCAGACGCGCTTGCTTACACGTATCAAGAAGAAGGCCACAGCTTTTATGTGCTGACATTCCCATCGGCCAACGCTACTTGGGTTTACGATGTAGCGACACAAGCCTGGCATGAACGCGCAGGCTGGGTTAATGGCGCGTTTACGCGTCACCGTAGCAACTGCCAGTGCAATTTCGGCGGCAACATCATCGTTGGCGACTTTGAGAACGGCAATATTTACACGTTAAACCTTGGCGTTTACGCTGACAACGGCCAGCCCCAAAAGTGGCTGCGCTCTTGGCGTGCGCTGCCCACCGGCCAAAACAATCTGAAGCGCACCGCGCAGCACAGCCTGCAACTCGAATGCGAGTCGGGCACCGGGCTAAATGACGGTCAAGGCAGCGATCCTGAAGTTATGTTGCGCTGGTCGGATGACGGCGGTCATACTTGGTCAAACGAGCATTGGTCAAAGATGGGCAAGATCGGCCAATACTATCGCCGCGTCTTTTGGCGTCGCCTTGGTATGACCATGAAATTGCGCGATCGGGTGTACGAAATCTCGGGTACTGATCCGATTAAGATCGACATTACTGGCGCTGAACTTTTGATCTCTGGCACCAATGCGTAACGTCACTCAAATCACCGCGCCCCGTGTTGATTTTCTAGATCAAGACGGAAAAATCTCGCGTGAGTGGTACATGTACTTGTACAACTTGTACGCGATTACAGGTGCTGGTACAGGTATTACGCCAATCATTAACGGCGGTACAGGTTTAAATACACTGCCCACCAATGGGCAATTGCTGATTGGCAATAACGGCGCGTACAGCCTTGGTACATTGGGCGCAGGCGTTGGCGTCTCAGTAACCAATGGTTCGGGCACAATTGTGCTGGCTAACACTGGTGTGCTGTCAAACATTGCAGGCACAGGAATATCGGTGTCTAGCGCCACCGGCAACGTCACAATTGCAAACACAGGCGTTTTGTCATTCTCAGGCGGCACAACTGGCTTAACACCTGTGGCTGCTGCCGTAGGCGCCGTAACATTAGGCGGTACACTGGCTATTGCTAATGGAGGTACTGGCACTGCAACTCCAAGTTTGATTGCTGGAACCAACATAACCATTACTGGAACTTGGCCTAATCAGACAATTAACAGTTCTGGCGGCAGTGGCAGCGGAACTGTAACTAGCGTTGCAGCTTTAACACTTGGAACAACCGGAACTGATCTTAGTTCAACAGTTGCAAACAGCACAACAACACCCGTAATTACTTTAAATGTACCAACAGCATCTGCCACTAATCGTGGTGTTTTAAGTTCTGCGGATTGGACTACTTTTAACAACAAAGGTTCAGGCACAATTACATCGGTTACTGGTACATCTCCTGTTGCGTCCTCTGGTGGCACGACCCCTGCTATCAGTTTGGCTGCCGCTTATGGCGATACACTAAATCCCTACGCCAGCAAGACAGCAAACTACTTTTTAGCCGCGCCCAATGGGTCTTCTGGTGTTCCTACGTTTAGGGCTATTGTTGCTGCCGATATTCCAACTCTTAACCAAGACACATCTGGTACAGCAGCTAAAGCAACAAACATCGCAGGCGGCGCTGCCAACAGAATCCCATATCAGACAGGTGCAAACGCCACCAGTTTTATTTCTGCTCCCACAGTTGCGTCAACATACCTTGGATGGGACGGATCAGCGTTTACATGGGGTACTGTTTCTGCAACAGTAAACTGGGCTGTGCCGGGAGCGCTTGGCTCAACTACACCTAATGCCGTTTATGTGAGCAGCGGTAGTGCTAATGCAATTCCTTATTTTGGTGGCACTGGTGGCAAGCAAATTTTATCTAGTAATTTAGGATATTACGCAGGCAACGGTCACTTTTTAACGATTGAAAACCCATCAACCACATCGTATTCAGCCGCAACAATGAGTGGAGTGCTTTTGAAAAGTGCTAGTGCTGGTGGGCTTGACGCATTTTTTGGAAATTCTGCTGACACAAATGATGCGTTATTGTTTGGGGTAAATTTTTATACTGACTCAACAGGGCCATCTTATAAATATAAAGCTGCTGGCGCTTCAGCACTTATGGCCGTTTCTTCAAATACTTTTCTTTTTCAAACTGCAAATACTGGAGTTGCTAACGCTGATATTACATGGACAAATAATATTGGGTTATCGCCTAGTGGATTTACTTGCTATACAGCCGCAAGTTTTAGTTCTTCAGTTTCGGCAACGACTTCAGTTTCAGCGGGAACGTCAATTAAGTCAACGTCAACATCTGCTGGAGTTGGTTACGCAACAGGCGCTGGCGGCGCTCAAACCCAAAGCACAAGCAAATCCACTGGTGTAACGCTAAACAATATTTGTGGTCAAATCACAATGAACGCAGCATCTTTGGCTGCTACCACATCTGTAAGTTTTACTTTGACCAACTCCAGCATTGCGGCTACCGATGTGATGATTGTTAACATAGCCAGCGCAGCAACCACCAACACTTACGTTGTCACCGTGGATACCGTAGCCAGCGGGTCATGCCGCATTCATTTGCGAAACATCTCAGCAACGTCTCGCAGTGAGGCGCTGGTATTGAATTTTGCAGTCATCAAATCGGTTACTGCTTAAAGTATAAACATGGAACACGCAACGATCCTCTTGAATGTAATCGGCAATTGGGCGACAATGGTGTCTGACGGCACTAATTGGGTCATTATGCAAGCCGCATCAAATAACAACCTGCTTTTAGAATAGCGCAAAGGACAATATTATGGGTTTGATACAAGCATTAGGCGCGATTGGCGGCAACTTACTTCTTCCGGGTGTGGGCGGCGCACTCGGCGGTTTGCTTGGTGGCGCATTAGAAGGCGGTCAAGCCTCTAGTGCTGCACAACAAGCTACTGCGCAAACGCAGGCAGCTACCAATGAGGCCACAAAACTTCAGCGCGAGATGTGGCAAGCGCAGCAAGCGCAGCAGCAACCTTGGTTGCAGGCTGGTCAAACCGCACTAAACGCATTGACGCCATTGGCGACAAACTATACGCCGTTTGGAATGAATCAATTCCAGCAAGACCCTGGTTATCAATTCCGTTTGCAGCAAGGTCAACAAGCATTAGGTCATCAAATGGGCGCTCGTGGCGGCGCAGTATCGGGTACGTCACTTAAGGCGATGCAAGATTACGCGCAAAACTCAGCATCTCAAGAATACGGCAACGCATTCAATCGCTATCAAACTGAACGCCAAGCACGTCTGGGGCCATTGCAATCTTTAGCTGGCGTCGGTCAGTCTGCGGCCAATACTTTAGGTGCAGCGGGGCAGCAATACGGTCAAAATGTGGGCAACGCTTTGATCAATCAGGGCTACACCGGCGCAAACGCTGGGCTTGGCGCGTATCAAGCCAACCAGTCGGCGTATGGTAATCTAGGTAGCGCAATCGGCGGCGTCAGCAACGCCAACTGGACTAGCGCAGGTAATGCACTTAGCAATTGGCTAAAGCCGTCTGGCTCGGGTGGGTTTCAAGACGTTGGCGGTTTAGGCGCTGCGGCTGCACAATACTCGATGGGCTAAGGATTAAATATGCCAGAACTTAACTTCAATGCCTTGATTCCACGGCAAGACTTTTTTCAAGGCTATACTCAAGGCCAAGAACGTCAAAACACTTTGGCGCAGCAAGCGCAAGCGCGTCAGCTTGGCGATATTCAACTTCAAAATGCTTTGCGAGAGCAACAGGCTGCGGCTGCTGAATCTGAAGCATGGAAAGGCGGCGGCACGCCGCAAGACGTCTCGTCTCGACTTATGGCACAAGGCTTAGGTCGTCAAGCAATGGCTGTGCAAAAGCAATCTCAAGAACAAAAAACTGCGCAACTGACTCAAGCTAAAACGCAACACGAGCTAATCAAAGGCGCGGCTAATCAAGTTTTTGCAAATCCACAAGCAGCAGCGCAAATTCTTACGAATTTTTCACGTCAGACTGGCATTGATGTGGCTGACGATCTCGCGCAACTTCAACAGTTGGGTAATGATCCTGCAAAAGTCAAAGATTGGGCTGCTGGCATTGCCATCGAGGCTGACAAGTTAACGCCTAAATTTCACGCTATTACCATCCCCGGTAAAGGCGTGCAAACTGGCACGACAGACATTAGCGGCAAGTTTACGCCCGGTGAACTGTATAAAGAACAAATGTCCGAAGCTCAGCGTGCGGCCAATGCAATCGCACAACAGCGCGCCGGCTACGAAGGTCAGCGCGTAGGACTTGAAGGTCAGCGGATTGCTATTGCCCAACAAGAGTTAGACCGAAAAGTAGCGGGCGGTGAATTAAAACCAGTGCCTGTCCATGCGCAAAAAGCTATTACGGGCGCAGCAGCGTCTATCGGTAAATTATCTGATGCAATTGATCTGCTAAAAGGTTTGGAAGTGGCGGGGCAAAAAGGTAGCAAAACTGCTGTTGGGCTTAAAGCCTATACGCCTGATATTGCATTGAATCGCTTAGACCCTGAAGGCACGGTGACGCGGGCTGCAATTGCAGACATTGGTTCGATGATCATGCATGACCGAAGCGGCGCCGCCGTTACTGTGTCGGAAAGTCCTCGCCTAAAACCTTTTATCCCGCTTACTACAGACAATGCTGAAACCGCACTGAAAAAGTTGGAGCGTTTGCGGAAAATTCAATTGGACGACGCCGAAGCATTGACCGGCACGTACAATCCCGAACAAGGTTACAAATCATTTAAAACACCAACTAAAGGCGGGGCAACAAAAGCTGTTGCGCCTACGATTGCGCCTCCTTCTGGTTTTACTCCTGATTAAAGGCACGACATGGCTTTGCAAACCGCGACAAATCCTACGACTGGCGAACGTGTCGCTTTAATCGGCGATCAATGGCAACCAATTACACAATCGGCCACTAACAAACAAGGCGTTAAAGCATATCTTGTAGGCGATAAATGGTTGACTGATGATGGCGCTGCGTCAACTGTTGCCGAGCCTGCTGCCGCGCCAGAAGTATCTGCTATGGTTGCGCCGCTTGCTGGTCTTAGTAAAGGCGTCGGCAATGTCATGTTTGGCGGTCAAAAACTAGTCGGTAAAGGTTTGTCTGCGTTGGGCGCTACAGAAGTAGGTCAAGGTTTAGTTAACGACGCCATGCGTCGTCAAGCGCAAGAAGAACAAAACATTGCTGCGTACAAAGAACAGCATCCTATGCTTACCGGCACTGGTGAATTTGCTGGCGAAATGCTGGGTACTGCGCCGGTTGGCGGTCTATTAGGCAAAGCAGTTAGCGGCGTTGCGCCTGCGCTTGGCCGCGCTATTCAGACTTCTGGCATGGCGGGCGGTGGGTTGCCTACACGCATAGCGGGCGGGGCGATTACTGGCGGCGCTAGTGCTGCGTTGCTTAGCCCTGAAGATGCTACAACCGGCGCTGCCATTGGCGCTGCAATTCCCGCTGTTGGTAAGTTGGCGGCGCCTATCCGCAATATTTTGCGTGGGCCAGAACAAACAGCTCAAATGGCAAAAGCCGTTACTGCTGCGCGTGAAGCTGGATATGTAATTCCTCCATCGCAAGCACGGGGCGATTTTGTTAACCGTTTGCTTGAAGGTGCTGCGGGCAAAATCAGCACCGCACAAAACGCCAGTGCAGTAAACCAAAACATAACTAATGCTTTGGCGGCAAAAGCGATCGGTTTAGCTGACGACGTAACCCTTTCGCCTAAAGTGCTTGAAGATGTGCGTAAAACAGCCGGCGGCGCGTATGAAGCAGTTGCGGCATTGCCTGTCAAACCAGCGCAAGCCGCAGACACTTTGGCAAACATTCCCGCTGCGCCAGGTGTAGACCCTAAAAAAATGGTATTTGATTTGCGTAAAGCGCGTAACGATGCGACGGGTTGGTATAACTCTTACGCGCGCACTGCTGATCCAGATTCATTGGCTAAAGCACAAGCAGCCAAAAGTTTAGCGACAAAGATTCAGACCGGTTTAGAAGAATACGCCACCAGTATTGGTCGCGAAGACTTAGTGCCAGAAATGATTAAAGCGCGTGAATTGATTGCCAAAACTTGGTCAATTGAAAAAGCGCTAAATCCGGTAAGTGGAACTGTTGATGCTAAGAAATTTGCTAATGAACTAAGCAAAAACAAACCGCTGACAAATGAATTGCGGCAGATTGCTGAATTTAGCTCGACATTTCCTAAGGCTACACAAACGCCAGAACGAATGGGTAGTTTGCCTCAGTTTAATGCGACTGATCTGGCCTTTGGTGGTGCGGGGCTTGGCGCTGCTGCATACACACAAGACCCTCGGTATGCTGCGCTTACTTTAATGCGCCCTAGCGCTAGAATGTTAGCATTGTCGCCTGCTGTTCAAAATCGTTTAGTTCAACCGGCTGCAACGCCAATAATCAATCAAATGGCGCGTCAACAAATGTATCGCGCCGCACCAGTTTTAGGGGCACAGTAATAATGGAAATTCAACAACTAGTTAACATTGCCTTGGGCTTGGCCGCTTTCTTTGGCGGCTGGGTTTTAAACAACATCACCAAAGCGATTGAACGTCTGGATACGGATGTACGTGCGCTGCCGCACAATTATGTTTCCAAAGAAGACTATCACCGCGACATTGGTGAAATTAAAGAAATTTGTAAACAGATCTTTAACAAACTTGACAACAAGGCTGACAAGTAATGTTTACCCTTGGCCCACGGTCTAAGGCGCGGCTGCAAGGCGTAAATCCTGATCTGGTCAAAGTAGTTGAACGAGCCATCAAGTTGTCCGAAGTGGACTTCACCGTTATCGAAGGGCTGCGCACACTGGAGCGCCAACGCAAGCTGGTTGACGCTGGCGCAAGTCAAACCATGAAGTCGCGCCATCTGACCGGCCACGCCGTTGACCTGGCGGCTTGGGTTGACGATCAAGTTGATTGGTCTTGGCCGCTGTATGACAAGATCGCAGCCGCCATGAAGCAAGCCTCCGCGCAAGTCGGCGTCCCCATCGAATGGGGCGGCAACTGGGCTAGCTTTAAAGACGGACCCCATTGGCAATTACCCTGGAAGCAATACCCATAATGGACCCGTTAACCATTCTCGCCGCCCTTGGCCCTTTGGCCGTTGACTTAGGGAAATCCCTGATTGGGCGTTTCATCCAAACCGACAACTACAAGCCGGTCAACGTAGACGAGTACGTCAAAATGCGCCAGCTTGATCTGGACATGTTTAAAGCCATGAACGACGCTGGTGGCACCAACCCCTCATACCCGTGGGTTGAGGCTGCTGTACGGCTCATGCGCCCTGCTGTTGGGGTCATTGTGCTGGGCACTTGGGCTTACCTTGAATTAAACAACAGCACCAGCGAGTCGGTGTCCAACTTCGCCAGTGCCGTTGGCTTTTACCTGTTCGGGGATCGCACTCTGTTTTACTCGCGCAAAACTAAGTAGGCCAGCAGCGCCAGCCACATCAGGCCGACGATGCCGGTGAACAGCCACCACAAAAAATTACATAGTAGACGACGCATGGGTTTGGGGTAAATAACGCTCAGTCGGGTGTGGGGCGTCCGGGGGAATATCCACACACATATAAACTGCGCTAAACTGACCGCGTTTGGGCACTGACCATCGGTCGATGTAGATGCCCCACACGTTCTTAATCGCTTTCTGCACGGCTTTGTAATTCATCTCTAGCGCCACTGACAACTCTAAAACGGTCATGCCATCGTCCGAGGCTGTCAACGCGTTGCGGATGTCTTGATGTCTACTTTTCTTCATTAAGCGCCGCCCATTCTTCATCTGTAATCAATGGAATCGGGCTTGTGTAAACGCCCTCGTACAAGCCAAGCCGTTCGTTCTCATTGTGCAAGGTTTGCAAAACGTTTTGCCTGATGCGCTGCTCCATTTGAATACGCGCAAATTCATCGTCTTCATACGTGTTCATTTTTGCTCCGTTTCCATAATGCACTCAATGCAACTGCAAAAACTAGTTCCGCAATTGGGTGGGCGTTTCTGCGCTACATACACAGGCTTGCCTTCGTGATATGTTTTTACAGCGCGATAAGCTGTCTGTCCTAGTCTCTGCTGCTCCAGTGCTTTGTTCCAACCAAATGCAAACGCAGTCTGCTCGGCCTCTGTTTTGCACTCTGGTGGCGGCTCTGGCTGTGCCAAGGCTTCTTTGCACTTTTCAATGATGCTGTTGTATTCCATAACGTAAACATGGCGTCTGTGATCGGCAACAAGATATTGATTGGCTTCCAACGCCGTCAGCGCCATTTCTAATGCTTCTTTCATGTGTTCTTCTCCTTGGTATATTCAATGCCGCACTTAGCACAGCGCCACTGCGGTTTGAGTTTGGTGTCGTCCACCCACTCGTGAACACAAGGCGTTTGGCTTCTTGCTCGGATTTGACGCGCTAACTCTGAACCAGCATATTCCACGCTGTCGTCACACACCTTTGCACACGCCTCACGCTCGGTTGCGGCAATGTTGCGCTCGTACTCAGTCCAATGCTCTTGCGTCCATGTGCGATTGCGCTCATCAGCACGCACCAGCTTGGCAAAGGCTTCAAGGTGTTCATTGGTAAAATTCCAACCTACAAAATCCTCAGTTGCAGATAAATTGGCTTTAACCTCTCTAGCCATCTCCATGATTGTTTTCATATCTTCCCCGCAATATTACGCAACAAAGGCTGTGGATTGACTGGTGTGGTTGTGTACCGGCCAGTAAACCGAAGATCTTGTGCAAAGATACTCGGGCGATCTTCCTTTTTCCAATCAAATGGTGAAGTCTCAGACAACTTAGGCGTTTTCTTCTTGAACATTTCGCAGGTACTCCGTAAGACGATGGATTCTTTCTGCATAGCAGGCCACGCGGCAATCTGCTTCTTCGCGGTATGAATACGCTTCCAAGAGGCGGCGCTTGGCCTCTTCCAGCTCTCGTAGCGCCAGCATCTCGGCGCTGGGTGTGGAAAATATGTTTCTCATTTGGTTGCTTCTCTCAAAAGTTCTACGCGCTCACGAGCGACGCGCAGTGTGTTGTAACGCTGGTGCAAACGCTCCAGCACGGTGACGCGCTTGTGGGATGCGCGTTCTTGGTTTAATAAATCCAAAACTTCTTCTTCAGACTTGAGGCTCAAGTTACTGTTTAGTTTTCGCCATGTAATCATAAATTTGTGCCTCCAACTTTTGCACTTCGCCGTCTGTTCGCATGTAGCTACGGATCGCGGACTTCATTTGCCGTTCTTTGTGCTTGGCCTCAGACCTTGCGGCCTTCAGTTTTGCTTTCCACATATCAATTCGTTTCATTCTTGTTCCTTCAACCAAACTAAAAAACTGTCGATCGTTGCGTCGTTAAACGGCATCGCTTGAACCTTGGTGGCAATCTCACGAAACGCCTGGCGACGAGCGCCAACTTGTTGCTCGACCATCTGACGTTTGCGCCAGCCCATCGCCTTTTCAGATTCGCTGAGTTCAATTATATCAGTAAAAAACTTTTGTACAGCATTCATTTGAGTGCCTCCAATGCAATTTCAGATATAGCCTGTTTGGTGTGCAGCGCCGCCCAGATTTTCTCGTCCACAGTTTTCTCGGTCATAAGCACGTAGACCCATACATCTTTTGACTGCCCGCTGCGGTGCAGACGTCCGATGGTTTGCTCGTAAAGTTCGAGACTCCACGGCAGGGACAGAAAGACCATGTGACAGCCCCCATGCTGCAAGTTAAGCCCGTGACCGGCAGCTTTCGGGTGCACGGCCAGTAATTCAACAGTACCCCGGTTCCAGCGCTCGATGGCGTTGTCATCGTCAAGGGTGATGACTTTAAATCGTCGTTTGAGTTCAGCCAACTCTTCTTTGTACGTGTAAGCAATGATGGTATTGGCATGTTGGTTTTCCTCTAGAAGTTCTTCAAGTAAATCAAATTTGTGGCTGCTAAACCAGATCGGCGTCTGTGTTACAGTGAACTTACCGGGTGTTTCGGAGGCCTCTGTCTTGGTGTCGTAAACGAAGCCCGACGCCAATTGCTGCAATTTGCCAGTAACGACGCCCGCGTTTACGGCTGTAATTGTGTCCAGTACAAAGTCTTTCTTGAGCTTGTTGTACGGCGTCAAGTCCATCTTGCACTTCATTTCGATTTGATGGCAGGGCGGCAGTTTGTCCTTGTACTCGCCAGGCTCCAGCACATAGGTGGCCGGTTTGATCTTTTGCATCACCCGGTCTAACGCGCCCGGGCGCGGTGCCCACTCGCCAAACTCGGGATTCATCAGCACAAAGTACTGCTGCATGAACGCGCCCTTGGCGCGGCCCAGCAGGTCTTGATTGACGATCTTGCATTGGCCGAACACGTCTTCTAGCCCGTTGCTGGTGAACGAGCCGGTCAGGCCCCAGCGCACACGCATCGGCTCCATAATCTTAAGCAGCGCCTTGAATCGTGCGCCGCTAGGATTCTTGAGACGTGTCAACTCGTCAAACACAATGCCGTCAAAATTTAACGGGCCGTTTTCGACCAGCCATTGAATGTTGTCGTAGTTGATGACCATTACCTGCGTGTCTGCGGCGTAGGCTTGCAGGCGCTGGCGCGGTGTTCCGACGCAGACGGACATGGACATGCCCGGCGCCCACTTAGGCTGCTCAACAGGCCATACGTCGGTGCAGACGCGCTTGGGCGCCAACACTAAGAAACGCTTGACGTGTTTGTCGCGCAGCATCTCCCACATGCCGGTCAGCGTGATGGCTGTCTTGCCAGCCCCAACTGGCGCTAACACCATCGCACGGTCATGCTCGTAGATAAAATCAGCGGCCAGTTCCTGATACGGACGCAACTTCACTTTTGATCCTTAATTAGTTTTCTGTAGGCGTCAATCGCAATCCGCAAATCG